TCCAAAAATTTGCTGAAGTGCTTCTAACTGAATCCCAAGAGGGAAATAGTCAGTTGCGGAAGAAAGATCTACAGAATGGACGGTTTTTCCATTTTGTAGAGCTCCTTGGATAAAAGGTTGGGCTTTGGATTGATCAAAAGTACAATCCCAGGGTAATTGTTTAACAATGTTAAACAATGACCGCCCTAATGGATTTAAAGCCATTTGATGAACTCTAAATGGTGAGGCTATGGAGCGCAATTTTCCACCTGGTTCTTGAAGGAAATGCACTTCACCACCAACCATCTTGGGATCAACATAGGCATTCCATGAGGGTCCTACGGTTAACTTTAAACCTTGAAATACAGGAGTATAAAGACTCCTGTGATCTTGGAGAAAAGAAAAACCGGAAGGCAAGTTAAACAATTCAAGATCCTTAAAAGGATTTTGAGATTGTTTGATTGTTCTCGAGCCAAATGGCACAGGTGCCAATTTGGTAGGAGATCCCCTATACGTAACCATACGTACAGGTACACTTCGATCAATCCTCTTGGGACCAACAGAAATTTGGGCTGCCTTTTTCACAAGGTATATTATGTCATGAGGAATTTCTTCCTCAGGAGCATTTATTGCCTTGAGAAACTTTTCCTTTTGAGAACTCGAAAGTTCATCAAAAGTAAAGTAGGTGTAGAGATTTAAGGCTTGAACAGCACGAAAAAACTGTTTTGGACCATTATCTCCATACCTAAAGATAGCACCAAAAATCCCACCAACATCACCACTAGGATTCTTACGAATCCAAGTGAGAGGAGGAAGGTGAGATTTCCGTCTGAGTAGATCTACCTTAAGACCTTTCAGTCTTTTGATAGTCCACTCAAGACCGGAATTCTGTACCCACTTACTAACTTCGGTGGTCAAACCTGAAGAAAGTAAAGTAGGAAACCCAATGCCGTAGAGTCTGTGTCGTAATCCACCCACTTGGTGTTGAGTTAACAACATCTAGGTGTCCTTTCTTTATCAAGGATGCCAGCCAAGAGGGAGGAGGACGACTCCTCCACGCAGAATTAGGTGACCCCACAAGGGGAGTGTAGTATGTGAGTGGTTTGTGTCATAACCCTTCACCAGATTTAATAATCTGTACAGGGGTAATA